ATCGTTCTGCAGGATCTACTTCTTGAACCATGCTAATTGAATCAAGGAAATTGCCCCCTAAAACTGCATTCAAACCCTGAACTGCGCTAGCAGCACCATCGAATGTGTCAAACTTTTCGACTAGGCCCAGTAGAGTGCTAACTTCAACGCCCGTAGCCTTCGATGCTGCGGCAACTCTGTTAAAAGAATCGGTCCCTGTTTTACCTAAAGCAGCGATCATATTTTCCGCAGATGCAAAATCTCTTGTTAGGTTCTCTATTGGCACTTCAAGGGCCATAGCAGTAGCACGCATGTCCATCATAAGGCTCTCAGCCTCTCCTAGAGAAAGACCAAGAGTTCGTGTGCCTGATTCCAATATTTGCGTCGACGCCGAAAAGGAGACNCCAAGCTCNTTCATCANAGCAGTGGTTCTNGCTATCTCNGCTTGTTGTTCCACATTGAGNCGACTAAAGCCTGTATAATTAGCATATAACTCGCCAACTGCTGCTGAAGCGTCTTCATTCGTAATACCATACAATCTTAGGCGATCGGTAAGGTATCCCATGTTGGTTGCCATTTCTGCGCTAGCGCCGGTTGCGGCCTGAAAGTTGATTGTTAAGTTGTCAAGGGCCTTCGCGTCGGCCATGATGGCTGCAACCATTTCGCCTGCTTTTACTATAACCTTATCCAGAGCATTGGTAACCATGGAAAGGGCGCCAGTTAATCCTTGAGTGGACAAGATTAAAAAATCGGTCTGATCTCTTTGATCTTTTAAAGCATTTCTTGTTTGTCTGGTGAGAGATTCTACTTCTCTTTGTTTTCTGTTGTAGGCGCCGGTGCCCTTCTCTAACATGTCTAATTCTTGACGTGCCAGTTTAAGCTCTCTCGTGTAATTGTCGAGATCGGCAGCATCAACACCACCGGTGCCGGCAGAAGCCGCGTTTTGATCGCGGATCTGTCCCAGTAGTTTTTTAATGTCCTGTAATTCGTCTTCTGCTGACATATATGTTAGGTCCTATAATTTAAATAGTTTGACCAAACTTTTTATATTACTTATTACCCGCTCCGCGGGGTCTCTGTGGCTGGTTTGCAGCCGACAATGTTTGGGCCTTCCCGGAAGACGAATTGTTGCGTGCTTCACTTTCCATTTCTAAATGTTCTATAAGTTTATTGACGAACCAGTCTCTAAGGCCGATTGGTAAGTTGTAGGCTTCAACAAAAGACCAACCACCATAATGTTTTAGGAAAAAGAATTGTTCATAGACATTCTCCATGTACTCAGGAGTCAGGCCAAAAAAACTCCGCAGCTAGCGGAACCTCCATTTCCTCGGCGTGTTCGCAGTATTGACACTCAAAACCAAGTGAAAGTTCTACATTCGGGACTACTTTAGCATATATTTTTCTGAGAAACGCTGAATCGCCAGAAGGCAAATTTTGCGAAACATACTCGATCGCTTCTTCTGTAGAATTTCCATTTACAGACTTGATCATGTGAGTTAACTGTGTTGTAACGAGCTTTTGGGGGCCACCCTTCTTGGAACCAACAAGCTTGTTAGTTAAGCTTTTCTCGTCGCGGCCATTTAAAAGCAACATTTCAATAACCAATTGTGATTTTGGTAATGTCACCACATACGTACCAGAATTTGAAACACTGACTACATCAGGCAGCGAAGACAGAATCTCGCTCGCTGTGATTATTTTAGCATTGTTTAGATCAAAACTGTGTTTTTGTTCTGTAACACAGCTTGGGCATGTAATCGTTGTTCTATACATATTGCCGTAACCAGACACTCTGGCCGCAATAACGATCGCGTTTCTATCTCCGATAAGCAACGTACTGGGATCTATTGCTTTGTTAATTATGATGCTTTGTAGCAACCTCTCTATTGCAACACCGCTTTCAATTAAAGCTATAGAGGTTAAAATATCTTCCTCTTTTGCAGTCATTTGCTTAATTTCGATCGTAGTTTCATTAAACAAGGGATGATCAGCTGGATAGTATTTACCCTCTGATGGGAGTTTCACGAACTCGGTCGGCACTACAAAGGAGAAAACATTTGAATCCATTGCGGCGACTGGGGGGCTCGACGGTTCCGGGGTTGTATCTCCCGTGCCGAGCCGATCTTTATTTCTAGACAATTTACACCTCTAATTCATTATAATATATGTCGATTGTTTATTGTAGTCTATTCGCTTGAAATGTCGAAGAACTTGCTATCAGGCTTAATAATGGCATTGCCAGTTTCAGACGTATTAAGTTCAGCCCAATCAAATCTCATCTTGAGAGTGTATTCGGTTAACTCTTCGTTACCATACGCCAAAGTGCCACCAAAATCTGCTTCTGTCACAAATGCGTTCCACAACTTCCATTCTTCTACCGTTCTACCATCAGAGTCAACTTGAGTGATCGTCACGGTACCAAGGGCACCAACAGCCTTTTGTTTAGAGAGGCTAGAGAGATTGTCAGTGTCGGGAGTTCTTGGAAGCTGATAACCGGAACCTTGACAGATGCCTGCAAGAGTGGCTGCGACTTCTGGATCTTTGCCCGGGTCGACCATTTTGATAGTAACATCGTTCCACGTTACTTTACCCGGATAGTAGTACGTGTGATTTAAATATTCGTGAGTAGCCTCACCCACACTGAATACGGGCTTGTTAACTTCCTTCGCGTACCAAAGCATGGCACCCCCTTGCGAAGTCTGAATTCCTTGAATATCAATGTGAAATCTAAAGTTTCTTTTTGGATCTTTGAGAGGATCTTCCCCTTCCTGTCCAAAGTTGGTTGACCAAAACGGCATTAGTTGTTTTCTCCCTTTAAGTTAACTAGTTTAGTTAGTGTTTTTAGTCGTCAAATGACGCACCAGTATTAGCAATAATGAAATCAATCGCAATAAACTCGATTGCGCGAGCAGGTTTGACCATAATCTTCGCATACAAGATGTTCTGATCGATAAGGTCAGGTGTTGTGGTAGTTTCATCGAGAATAAGTCTATATTCCGTAAGTCCGTATCTAGTCTTGACGTTTGCCAAGAACGGTTCGATAAGACCCTTGAATCTGTTCCATGTAGCCTGTACGTTTTGCTCGAAAAGAACCTGTGTCGAAAGAATGGAAATTTGCTTTTTCAAGTAAATCACCAATCGACGAACATTAATTCTATCGAGAGCCGAAGGTCTCATTTGAAGAGTTTTCTGACCGAATACCACAATTCCACTGGAGGGGAATGAGGCAATTGGGTTAATGTGGGCTTCGTAAAGCTGATCTCTTTCTCTGGAAGAGAGCCTTGAAGATACATTGGTAATCGGGATTCCAGCGGCGCCGTCAGAAAGACCACCGCGGTTGAATCCTGCGGGTGCAAACCATACGTCAGACTTGGCTTCTGAAGAACCGAGAACTCCCATCATCGCGACAGAAGGCGGTACCCAGAGAGTCTGACCCGTTCTGTCTCTTGTTTGAACCCATGGGAAGAACGTACATGCGTATGAGTTGTCGAGTCTTCTTGATCTAAGGGCCGAAACAATTCCGGAGATGTTTCTGTTTGATCTCTCGTTTGCCCTGAGAGGGGTCGCAGTCACATTCTCCGCGAACGGTGTGTATGCATCCGGTAAATCAATGATAGCCAGCGCATCTCGTCTTTCTTGACAAAGCTCCATCTGATAATTGGTCAAAGATTCCTTGGTAAGTCCCGGCACAGCGAGAACATTGAAATCTAACAATTCAGGGTCGGCTATTGTCTCAAGCGCTTGACGATACGTGTGGTATTCGTAACTAGTCGCTGAGCTATCGCTCCCAATTTGGGAGTTTGCTAACGGATCTGGCTTGGTGATGTCAAATCCGTCAAATCCTCCGAAGAACGGAGCAGTAAAGCTATCATATCCAAGGTCGAGCATACTTCTATAGTCTTTACCCGCTTGTGCGGTGTAACTTGTTCCATCCAATCTTGAGCCAGAGGTGTAGGTGAATTGTGTGCTTCCGGAGACAACATCATCTAAGGTGAAGATGTATCCGAAGCCGTCAACTATCTGGTTGAGCCCTCCGTTTCCGGTAGCTCCAATCGCATCACCAACGTCTAATCCGCCGAGAAGATTTACACCGGGCGAACCGGCTGCAAATCCGAGATCGTCTGCGATGTCATCACCGGCGCCGGCTTGGATATTGCTTGCATTTCCAATTGTTCCGGCTACGGTGTTGGTAATAACAATATTAAGACCGGCAGCGACATATTCTGCCGCATCTACTTTGTAGATAGAATCTGCGTGCCTAAAGATGCCTCTAATGGCATTAGTTAATCCTTTTGCGAAAAGGGTATCTGAAACAACGGAGGCAACGTTATATATGACACTTGGGGTGGTGCCGCTGGCGCCGGCATAATCACCATCTTCAAAAATGCCGTCTTCGCCGGCGCCGGTGCCGCTGGCGAGCGTGATTGTAAAAGTGGTGCCATGGCCGTCTGAAATTGCCAGAGTGTCGCCAACATCCATTGTTCTGCTACCAACAGTGAGTGTCTTGGTTGCTTTGACACCAACTTTAGAGAAACCAGCGCGATTTGCTTTTCCTAGTGTGCTAGGATCGTCTCCGATGCCGCCAAACAACATTCTGTGGACATCGCCAAGACCAGTGGCTGGCTTTCCGGCGGAAGTAGCTGTTCTACCAGAACGCATACCCCAGATGACATCACTTCTGTTAGTTAAGCCTGTATCTGTATCGGTAGCTACCAGCGGAGCCGTTGGGAATTCGAAAGTGGCTCTCATTCTGCCGTCTTTACCAATACCGCCTGACATACCTACATCGACACCATTGCCGGCGCCGCCATGGCTGTATTTACCGGGAGCAGTACAAAGCGCTCCCATGATTATTTTCGGTGGACAGTTTTTGTCTACAGCGAGGGCGGTTGAGCCGGTCACTACAACATTCGGATACTTCGGAGGCCCGAAGAATCCATATGGTACAAGCGACGGGTTAGAGGCGCCGGCTTCTACTTCTTCAGCAAGTTCTACATAAATATATTTTGATTGGGGTTCGTAATCTCCATATCTGCGGAGACGCTTGTTTCCTTCGTCCCATTCGTAATATACGCTACCAATAACTTTAGCAATATATCGTGGGGAAGTTGGATCTAAATTAAGATTATCGAATCTTTCAAGAATTTGTGGATTCTGATCGGTATCTCCAAGAGCACGAATAACAACAGAGAAGGAACCGTAATCCTCATCAAGTGAAGCTGGTCCTCTGATTCTATCAATTTGAACCTTTGCATTCTTGTGAAGCCATTCTCCATGGCCGCGGCCCTTGAGACGGAAAAGCTTTTCGGCCTGTTCAGGACGGAATGTGCCTAGGCCCGGAGTTGTATCTTGCCCAATGAACCATCCGGCTTTTGCTTCGACAGAGCCTCCACCAACACCTTTCATCTTTTGCGGACCTTGGGTTGGTGCGGTGACGGCCGAGTTCGCAGAGGCCGATCCTAATGGCATAATAATACCGATGCTCTTACCAGTAACACTTCCCTTGTCTCTGAGGAACTGTTCATAAGACTCGCCAAGCCAGTAGTTTCTTTCTGCAGAAGCAGGGTAGAAAGTACCTGACGCGATCAAAGTTGGGTTAGTATTCACTTGCCTACGAACAAAGTTGCGGCTTCCATCATCAAAGTTAATTGAAAACGTTTCATCGTTGCTATCTACGCCAGCTGCCATCTTTGTATACTTGAGTTTAAAGTTACCATTACTATCAGAATCAATAAATGTACCCAAAGCTGCAGTAATGGCTGGTGTCGCCATACTCGCGTGCTTGGCGGCTAAATCAGTTGTGCACATAACAGCACCACTCAACAGCATTGTACCTTCATCACAGTAGAATACAGCTCCCAAGCGGAAAGAACCGGTTGCTGAAGTTCCGCCAGTGTTAGTAATACTGCCAGAAGGGGCGACAAACAAACCATAAGCACCGCCGCCCTCAGATTGGTCTGAGCCGGGCTGGCCATTAGTTTGCCATCCACATTCTCCGCCAGTTCCGGCGGCTGGGGCCGGAGCTACTGATTGTTGTCCGAGAAGACGTATGAAAGTCAAAGGAGCCACTTCTGACTGAAGGAATGCTTTGGCAGCGTATGTTGCGTACATTGGCGATTGGTTGTTGCCATCGCGGTATACATCACCGCCACCCCCACCGGGTACGGTTTCTCCGAACATATCGACGAAGTCGCGATAATTCTCTACCTTAATAGGCGTCATCGCGAGGCCCTTGGGAGAACGCCCGATGACTACTGGGCCGATATTTTCAGGCTGTGGTGTGCGGAATGAATTATCGATTTCGTTGATAAAAACACCCGGGGATACGAACTTAAAGTTTTTAACTGACATTTAGCAAATTCCTTTCTTTGGCTATAATCACTTTTTCAATTATAGGCTAATCATCAGTAAATAGTTGACGTATTTTCAAAAGTCTCTCGTAACGCCAAGAAATTGACACGTTTCAGGAACTAATCACCAAAAAAGTCAGATTGTCCCGGAAGTGGTACAGATTCTCTAGGAAATGTTAACTCAACTATATTTTCGTCAATTCTTACAACTCGACGATCATCGTTTTCTCCCTCTCCAATTAAATAACCTAGCACTTTTATACTTATTGTTGATTCAAACATGCGTATGTCTTCATTAAGAGCAGCCACGTTGTCATTAGCAGCAAAACTCTGATCAACGAAGGCCTCATACATATGCCCATTTCGTCGCATAACAAAAGAATTAATTTGCCCTGTTCTTGCGATAAACGGCGTCAGCAATTCGTTCATTTGTTGCTGATATTCTGTTTTAACTGTAATCTTATAATCGACATTAACGTATACAGGTATCGGGATAGACAGAGTTTGGATTACTAATTTTTTGTTTATTCTCGGGAAATTTTGCTGTATTTTGCCGCCAGTACTGGTTCTAGTCCCTGAAGCTACGGCAAAGTTTCTTGTTTTATCCTGAACTATCCTCTTGGCAATAGTAAGGCGGCCGGTTCTGCCATTGTATTGATCTGAGTACTTTTGTGCTTGGTAAGCGCCTTTTCTAGCCGGATCTTTGGTGATCCCCGATCTTTGGATGCTTATAAGGGGCAGTTTGAGAGCGCCGGAATCATCTCTCAAATCCTTGTCATTTTTAATTTGATATGCTCTCTCTGGCACTTGCCAAAGAACCTCGACCTTCTTTCTGCCTTCATTAGTGGTGGCAGATAAGTCCAAATCTTTTTTAACCCACGATGTCATCGCATAATCGATGTCTTCAATAGTCGATTCTAACATGCCTATTTCTTTTAGCGTTACAGAGCCAGTATTGGGCAGATCTGGCAGCATTGCAAAATTGAAGTCATCAGGTAGCATCGAAAAGACCCTTTCTTGCCTTCTTAGCTGTTGCAATTAGTTCAAACGTTTGATCTACTTGTCCAAACAGCTTGCGAGGCTTTGAAAGCTTAGTAAGCTCATAGTAATTATCGCCATATAATATAAAGTCGCCTTCTCGCACAAACAAGTTCTGATCCTCGTTTAATCTTCTCTTGTGAAATTTAACGGTAATGATCGAATCTGCATCTATGCCCATACCTTCCATATATTTGGTAGCTTCTTCGTCAAACGCGACTAAAACATAAACTCTGACGGGAGATAGGAATGTTTTTTCGATTGCTTCACCATATAAGTCGTGAAATTGCGTTCTTTCCAGATCTATAGGATAATACAGGATTGCCTGACCAATGACGTTTTCAATTAACTCGTCATTTACCTGTTTTACTAGATCTCGCTCTTTTTTACCAAGAAATAGCGGCGGTGGAGGCTGATCTGGTCTTTTCCATTCATCTGACATTTAAAATTATCCTACAAAAATTGGCAATGGAGAGAATGCGAAGGTTGCAGCGGCAGAGGCGGCTTTTTCAGCATCAGTTTTGACAAGCTCTTTGTACTCCGTGGTTGCCAACAATTCAGCTAATTTACTTTTCAGTTCTTCTTGTTCTGCTTTTGCTTGAGCAAGCAATTCGCTATGGTTAAGCGTCACAGATTCACCGGGAATTGGAATAGTTGTGAATTTACCTCTAATTTGGCCTAACATTTCCTTACAAAGCGCCAATGCATACTTGCGAATCCATTGTTTGCCCATAGAATTGATGTTTTTATAGGGTATATTCTCGTATGGAAGAGTGTTCATGTTGTTGACGCCCAGTGTGCCGTCATCGTAGCCGGCGCCATCGTCTGTTGAATCTTCTTTTATATAGAAATTAAACCAAATACGAAAAGGCTGCGTTCCAAAGTCTTCTGGAGAAGGGTAGATCCTTAATTTATTGTTTTTAATTTCATAAGAAAAGTGAGAAGTGCGAGTAAAGATAGAGTCTTCATACATAATCGCCTGCATCTTGTTTTGCCATGTCGGAATTAACTCAAATGTTGAGTCATCTGCAAATTGGCCATAGGTGTTGAGGTTTCCGACAACATTAATACCACCATAATACCCGAAAAAGCGCCACATTGCTCTTGTCGTCTTGTAATAGACTCTCGTAACAAATATTCTTTTGTTATCTACCTTGTTTGCGAAAGGAATTGTGTTTCCTGCGTCATCTGTGCCGGCAGTACTGGCTGTATCAATAATACTTTGTAGATCATAGTCCTGTCGGCCGGTGGTGGGCTTAAACGAGCCCGAATATATCGTTTTAGTGCCCCCGTAGCCAGTTTGTGAAATGAGGCCATCCCCGACTCTCTGAGCATAACTGACTTGAAATCTTGGAACCCTTAAATTAGATCCGGTGGGACGCACAGAGCCGATCATTTCGCCTTTGTGGTTAAATGTGCCTGTGACATCGCCAATTGAATCGCCAAGCGCATTCTTACCTTGGTGCAAGTTTACAATATACGAATATTCCAGCACTGCTTCTTCATATGCGGAATAAACGTTAGCTGGTGTTAACTCGATATCAACGACATCACCGCCAAGCTTCTTATATACGTACGCAACCTGTAACGCAGCACCTGAAACGAAGTTTGCTGAACCTGTGTAAATACCAAATGGTACCGCGGTTGCAACATCGTCCGTGTTGCCTGTAGATGTTAAAATAACAGCACTTGTTGTAGACTTAGGTTTAAGGTTTGTCGGCATTAATAGTCCCTCTATAAACTAAGTAGTAGATCCATAAACAAAACCCCCTGTCAAAACAGGGGGCTTTTTTAGTTAGGAGTTAAATTTAGTCTTTAGTGGCCTTTTTCTTGGTAGTGCGTTTACGACTAACAGTTTTGGTGGCCTTTGGTTTAGGTTTAGTAGTTGTTTTAGAAGCAGGGGCAGCTTTTATTTCTACCTCTGCTGGAGCTTCTACTGCCGCGGGGGTTTCTTCTGCCGCGGGTGCGGTAGCCTCAACCACTGGTGTGGGCTCAGGAGCAGCTGCTGGTTTTCCCAGAAGACGCTCCCTGCGTAGTTTTACTCTTAATCTTTTTCTTTTAATACCCATTAGTTACCTCTATTATGATGTTGCAAATGTTGCTGCATTATCAGCGTGTTGTGCCACAAGGTGTCCGGTAATGTACCAGTAAGTTCCATCTGAAACAAGCTCAATCTGGCTACCTGTTAATGCTGAATTGGTGCCTGAACCACCTTTAGCAAGCGTCACTCTAATTTCAGTATCGCCTACAACTGCTTGGTTAGTTTCAACATTAGCACCATTAAGTAAGTGAACTATAGAACCGATAAGATAATCGCCGGCTTGTGCTAAAATAACAACATTACCGGTCGTCGGTAAAGCCCAGACAATCTTAAAGTAAGCTCCATCTTGTGCTTCCGGGAGAGTGATTAGGCCCGGGGCTGCGTTGTTAATGATATATAGTTCGCCAGTTTCTGCAGCACCTATGGTTTTAGCAGTTGTGCTAATCTTCTCTGTTCTTTGGCGGCTCGCGACTCTTGCCGCTCTTCCTACTTTAGACATATTTTTTAATCTCCTTAAATATGATTAATTAAATTCGATGTATACCATCGTTAATTCAATAGTAAATAGTCTCATCTTCCAGTAAAGTCACGTTGTCACATAAAAAACCAAAATCTCAAAAAATTGCCGGCGAAAAAATTTGGCAGATCGACATGTTTGGCACTTTAAGATCAAAAAGAAAACCCCCAACCACAAGGGAAGGGGGTATCTTTTCAGTGACCTACTAGGTTAAATCAGGAACCTGACTCACCCATGAGTCCGCGGACGATAACAAGACCGTACATATCAGGACGCACCATTTGCTTGGCATAACGCGTCATGACTCCCTTACGGGGTACGAAGTCTTCTGGTCCGAAGATCGTAGGAGTGGTTTGCAGTGGTACGTACGGAGCGTACACATATCCGCTTTCAAGGAAAGAGGATCCGCGACGACCAACGAGGACCACGTTGCGAAGGAAGTAAGGATCAACAATGACATCCCACTTCTTGCTCAAAGAGCCAGTCTTGACAGCACCAACGGAGCCGGTCTCATCGTCATGGCTGACGGAAGCACGGAATCCAGCAGTGAACTCAAGAATGTTTGCAACTTCGGGCGAACAAACGACAAAGTTAGCACCACCACGCAGAGTCTTGCGGTGAATAGCAGCAGAAACGTCGTTGATGGTTTCAACAAGAGTTTCGTACCACTCGCTAACAGTACCGGTGAAGTCGGGAGCAGCCGAGGTCGCTCCAAGCTCAGCACCAGTTGAACGGTTAACGAAGAGACCCGGTGAACGTGACCAGTAGTAGGTAGCTGCAGTAGCACCGTTTACAAGGTCAGCAAGGATTTCACGATCGATTTCGAGAGCAACTTGCTCCGAAAGGATGCTAGTCAACTCAACCTCTGCATCAAGGTTGTGGTAGGCGTTAAGGTCTTGACCTAACTCCGGAGTCCACTTAGCCTTGAGCTTCTTGGTTTGAGCAGTAACAGCGATCGAGTCAACCTTGATGTCGATCTCGGGAATAGCAGGGTTGCCTTCCAGAGCGAACAGGTTACCTGATCCACCGACAGCACCAACAGTTGACGACGCGACAATCACGTCAGCAATTGGGTAGGAAGTGCCGGCAACAGCAATAGTTGATTGTAAGTCCTGCGATACGCCATCAGCATCAACACCAGAAACACTAGCAGTGTCAACGGTATACACATAGCGAACAGCGTCTTCGTCTGAGAAGTTATCGGCTGCAGCAAGTGCTGATGTCAAACGACGGATTTGCGTAAGGTTGCTAACTCCACTGAACTGCGTGATATCTCCAGCAACAATGCCTGAAATAATAAACGCCGAAAGGTTATCAAAATCAGCAACGCCGGCGGTGGTGTCGTGTGCTGTCTTAGCTACGTCGAGAATAAGAACCGACTTGGCATCAGCAGTGCCCAAAGTCAACAAATCCGGATCATATTGGATCAACTTTTTGTTAGCTTCAGATACTGTATCAAGCATGTGGAAAACATGAGTTTGAACAGCCGCATCAACCGGCAATGGTGAGTTGTTAGAGCCGCTTGGAGATGCGTAAGCATAACCAGTTGCACCATCACGAAGTGGGCCACTATAGCCGCCCTTTGTGGTTGCGTCAACTAAGTCAACACCACCAGTGATTTGCGAACCAACTTCGTCGGAACCGTAGATCGACTTGTTAGCCGCGTTACCCATACGAGGCATATCAGCACCGGCAGCACCAGTACCACCCGCATCGGGTGAGAACACGAAATCCAAGAAGAAAATGAGGCCCGAGGGTAAACTCATTGGTTGGACAGAGACAAGATCGTTTGCGATCAAGCCTGCAAATACGCGGCGTACGATGGGGAATGCAACAGCGGCAAAACCCTCAACATCACCAGCTCCGAGAGAAGAACTCTCGCGCAGTAGTTCCTTTGCTTGGTTTTCAAGCAAGCGTGCCATTTGGTTCTTCTTGCGATCTCCATCGAGACCTTCAAGAAGACCAGTTCTCTCCCACTTCTGTAGAAGAGCGGAACCTTCAGCACGCATATCACGATTGACAACTCCTTCGGTCAATCTTTCGATAATATTAGACATTTAAATCACCTCCTTTTTTTTGTAAATTTAAATTATGATTATTTATTTTATTCCAGCTAGTCTTTTCATCCGATCTTGGAATGGATCGGACGCGGGCTCTTCTTTACGAGTTGCCCGAAGTACAGTATTGCGACGACCGATTGCTTCGCTCAGTGATTGTGGCGCCTTTCTAGGCTTAGCCTCCACTGTGCTTTGAAGTGTATCGTAGATTGTCTTCGCTTCTGTAACTGAACCAGCGCCTGAAATAGCTTCGGCAATTTTATCTTTTTGCCGCTCATTCAAGGAGGTATTTCTCAACACACGGTTCGTGTATAACAGCCTAGCGTTCGAAAGGTTAGTGTCTTGAAGACCTTCCTTAAGTTCACCAATAGCTGTTTGGTATTCCGAAAGCTTTTCGGTAAGTTGGTTATTTTCGAAAACCAACTCTTCTTGAGCTTTCTTCAAATCTTTCATTTCTTCTTCCACATCTGTACTTCTACGATGTGCTAATTCTTTTTCGATCTCTCGGCGTTGGCTAGCAGATGATCTGCCTGCCCAACCGGAAAGGTCAGCGCCCATATCGACGGTAAGTTTTTCGACGATAGCGTCGATGAGTGCATCTTGGTCTTCTGACATAGCACCCATGATGCCGTCTAAAGCAGAATCTGCGGCCGTTTCTGCTGCCTTGTCTCCGAGGGTGTCGTCCTCTTCTTCTGCCGGCAACTCTTCTTCAGCGAGTTCTTCTTCCTCTTCTGTGCTCTCGGGAGGCTCTTCTTCATCATCTCCCAAACCAAGAAATTCGGTAAGATCGACTTCTTCGTCTTCTTCAATCGACTGTTTCAAGGCGTCAATGCTCTCTTGGAGTGCACCAAGGTCGATTGTAAGTTGCTGGCCTTCGCCTTCGCCGGGCATACGGCCTAAGTTTTCGCCGTCTAAATCAGCAAAACCATTTGTGGCACCAAGAGGGATGTCTTCGTCAGCAAGACCTTCTTCTGGTGCAGCTTCGCCTTCGGCGCCCATCGCCATAGGATCTTCCATGGCCATTGCGTCCATAGCGGGATCTTCAGCGGCAAGAGGATCGGCTGCCATGGCTGGATCTTCAGCCGGCATTTCCATGCCCAATTCATCTTCTTGCTCTAAAAGTTTTTGCAATGTTTCTTTTACTTCTTCTGAGTATTTTTCAATTACAACGGTTTCAGCATTTTTAAGTGCTGACTCTCGTAATGCTTTTGCATCTACGATAGCTTCTTTCAATAAGTTTGACATTCATTTGCTCCAATAATGGCAGTTATACAAAATAAATAGTATCTTTTGTATCAAAGGTCATTTTTTTCAGGTAATCTGGGGACTCTTTTTTATAACTGGAACCAATCGTAACTTGGGTTAAAATATATGACCTTCTCTGCGGCTATGCCATGACCGATGGCACGAATCACATCACCAACAGCGCTTGGGCGTGTGAATGATATGGTGCCGGCAGCAAGACCAACATAGCAAGTTCCGCCTGTAACAAA